GTTCGCTGGCGCGAGCAAGGTCGTGCACCCGATGCTGACCGAAGCGTGCGTCGACTTCAGCGCGCGTGCCATCAAGGAAATCTTCCCGGCGGGCGGGCCGGTCAAGACCACCATCATCGGCGACCCGACGCCCGAGAAGGAGGCCAAGGCCAACCGCAAGGTCGCGCTGATGAACTGGCAGCTGACCGTGCAGTGCAAGGAAACGCGCGCCGAGCTGGAGCAGCTGCTCACCCAGCTGCCGCTGGGCGGGGCCCAGTACATGAAGTGCCGCTGGGACGAGCGGCGCAACCGGCCGATGTTCGAGTTCGTCGCAATCGACGACATGATCCTGCCGTTCGCGGCCACGAACTTCTACACCAGCCCGCGCAAGACGCACCGGCAGTTCCTTACGCGCTTCGAGTACAAGAAGCGGATCCGCTCCGGCATGTACCGCGACGTCGACCTCGTAGAGAGCGGCATGGAGCCCGAGGAGAGCGCAGCGGGCAAGGCCAGCGACAAGATCGAGGGCCGCGAGAAGACCAGCTACAACGAGGACGGCCTGCGCACCGTCTACGAGATCAACGTCTTCGCCGCGATCGAGGGTGCCGAGGCCGATACCGACCCCGGCGAGGACGCCGACGAGCTGCCGTACATCGTCACCGTCGACAAGGCGACGATGAAGGTGCTCTCGATCTACCGCAACTGGGCGGAAGAGGACGAGAACCGCGAGGAGCTGGTCTGGAGCGTCGAGTTCGGCTTCATCCCGTGGCGCGGCGCGTACCCGATCGGCCTGCCGCACATGATCGGCGGGCTGTCCGGTGCCGCGACCGGCGCGCTGCGCGCGCTGCTCGACAGCGCGCACATCAGCAACACCGCGAGCATGATCAAGCTCAAGGGCGCGATGGGCGGCCAGTCGGTCAACGTCAACCCGGGCGAGGTCGTCGAGATCGAGGCCGCGCTCAACGTGGACGACATCCGCAAGGTCGCGATGCCGATCCCGTTCAACCAGCCCAGCCCCGTGCTGTTCCAGCTGCTGGGCTTCTTGGTCGACGCGGGCAAGGGCGTCGTCCGCACCGCGATGGACGACATCGCCGAGAACAACCCCAACGCGCCGGTGGGCACCACGCTCGCCAACATCGAGCAGGGGCTCGTCGTCTACGGCGCTATCCATGGCCGTCTGCATGACGCCATGGGCAGGCTGCTCGACATCCTGCACCGGCTCGACGCGCAGTACCTCGACGACGACAACATCAAGGCCGAGGTCGGCGAGGACTTGGCGACCCGCGAGGACTTCCAAGGTCCGATGGACGTCGTCCCGGTCAGCGACCCGAACATCTTCAGCGAGGCGCAGCGCTTTGCGCAGGTCCAGTCGCTCGCACAGCGTGCGCAGCTCAACCCGGACCTGTACGACCGGCACAAGGTCGAGCAGCGCGTGCTCGCCACGCTCAAGCTGCCGGACGCCGACGAGCTGCTCCTCCCGACGACCAACCCGGAGGAAGACCACCCGGTCAACGAGAACGTCGCTGCCGCCCTCGGACGGCCGATCGTCGCGCTCCCCGAACAGAACCACATCGCGCACATCAAGGCGCACATCGCATTCGCCATGAGCCCGATGTTCGGCCAGAACGAAGCGATCATGCCGCAGTTCGCTCCGATCATGGCGCAGCACCTCAAGGAGCACATGGTGCTCTGGTACGCGCAGATGACGATCGACAAGGCGCAGGAGGTGAGCGGCGTGGACTTCGAGGAAGCGATCAAGGACCACAAGGGCAAGGAGACCCGGCAGGCTTTCGACGAGCTGCTGTCCGAGGTCAGCGTCGAGGCGACCGTGGCCGCGAGCGAAGCGCTCGACGAAGTCATGGGCGTGATGAGCATGCTGCTCAAGCAGGCCCAGCAGTTCGCCCAGCAGGCACCGCAGCCGATGGACCCGGGCGCGGCGATGATGGCCGAGACGCAGCGCAAGGCCGCTGCCGACCAGCAGAAGGGCCAGATAGAACAGGCCAAGATGCAGCAAAAGGCAGCGGACGACCAGCAGGATGCGGCGCTCAAGCAGGCCGATCTGCAGGTCAAGCAGGGCATCGCCGAGATGCGCGAGCAGCACGAGGACCAGCGCACCGCCGTCAAGGTGCAGGCCGACATCGCACGCAACACCGCAGACAACCAGACGGCGCTGAGCATCGCGTCTGCAGAAATCCAGTCCGGTGAGAACATCGGCTTGGAAACGGGGACGGGTATCAACCCGTAACCAGAATAGAGAGGGAAGTATGAGCAGTGAACTTGAGGCAGCCATTGCTGCCAAGCCGGGCCCGAAGGTCACGCCACAACAGATCGTCGACGCGATCGTGGCCTACGATTACTTCGAGCACGGCACGTTGACCATCTGCGTTGCTACGCTGCGCAATGGCTACAAGGTGACGGGTGAGAGCGCGTGCGCTGACCCCGCCAACTACGACATGCAGATCGGGCGCACGCTTGCCAACAAGCAGGCCCGGGAGAAAGTCTGGGCGCTGGAGGGATATCTGCTCCGCCAGCGCCTGTACGAAGAGGGAAAGTGACCATGGCACGGAAGAAGAGTATAAACGTGGATACTCACAAGGAGACGGACGATGTACGACTTGATCCTGTTGACGTTCCTGTCGCTGGTGACGGCGACGGGCATGTCGGGGACGTGCCACCTGCTACACCGCCTGTGGAACCGAGCGAACCACAACAGGAGCAGGTGACGCAGGCCGAGCAGGCACCCCCGCCTGCTGAAGAGCCCTTCGAGCCCGGCCAGAACCACGAGCGGGCCAAGCTGATCGCCTTCCGGTGAGGCCGGAGCTGCTCTTGCAGCGCTTGGAGGAGGAGAAATCCACCTTCTCCAAGCATGCTCTCGGCTCCCCGGCCGCACGCGACGCGTACGAGTACGGACGCGTCGTGGGCGTGGTGGCGGGTCTGGACATGGCGAAGCGCGCGCTCCTCGAACTGATCGGGGAGCACGACAAGAGGGGGCGTGAACTGTGATCGAGGACTTCAAGGGGCATCCCCAGTCGATCGCCGAGATCAAGGCCGATCGGGAGGGCGACGGCAGCCTGTGGACCCCGCGCGACGCGCTGATCGCGCTGCTGCGCGAGATCGACGAAGGCAGAAATGTGTCTCACATGGTTATCTGCTTCGACGTGGAGGATCAGACGCCGAGCGGTACGAGACGCAACCTGAGCTACTGTTGCGCAGGGCCGCGCAGCCGCCACGAGGCAATCGGTCTCGTCGAGGCTGTCAAAGGCATGATGCTGGGCTTTATCGACTAACTTACTGACGAAAGAGGGAAACATGGAATACGACAACAAGGTGGAATTTGCGTACGCCGATCTGGACGAGGCCTTCCCGGCATGCGACCCGGGCGTGGTGCCGTTCGGCAGCCGCGTGCTCGTGCAAATTCGCTCGCCGAAGCTGAAGACCAAGGGCGGCATCATCCTGACGCAGGACACGCGCGAGACCGAGACCTACAACACGCAGGTCGCCAAGGTGCTCGCGATGGGCGCGCTGGCCTTCCGCAACCGCAACACGATGGAGCCGTGGCCCGAGGGCTCGTGGTGCGAGGTGGGCGAGTTCGTCCGTGTTCCGCGCTACGGCGGCGACCGCTGGACGGTGAAGACCGCGAGCGGCGAGGCCGCGATCGTCGTGATCTTCGACGACCTCAATCTGGTGGGCAAGGTCACGGGTGACCCGCTCGCCGTCAAAGCATTCCTGTAGGAGAACGACCAATGGCCGACAGCACTCTCATGATCCCGGCCGTGGGCCGGATCGTCCACGTCTACGCAAGCCACCTGTCGCAGAACGGCGTCGACGCAGGCCCCTTCGCCGCGATCATCACGCAGGTGTTCCCGTCCAGCGATCCGGCAGCGGCGTACGTCAACGCGAAGGTCTTCGTGCCGATCGGGCCCGTGCAGGACATCACGTCGATCGCCCAGAAGGGTACGGTGTACGCCACGCCCGGATACTACTGGGAACAGCCGCCGCGCGTTGACGCATTTTAAGGGAGGGGAACATGGACTTCGGAGAAGCAATACACGCGTTGAAGGGTGGCAAGCGGGTCAGCCGCGCCGGGTGGAACGGTAGAGGAATGTACCTATATCTCGTCCGCAACGGCAGCTGTCCCGACGAGCACGGGCTGCGGCAGCCCCTCGCACCCTTCATCGCAATGAAGCCGGTCAGCGGGCCGGACGTGCCGTGGCTTGCGAGCCAGACCGATGTCCTCGCCGAGGACTGGGTGATTTTGGAAGAAGGGGGTAGCAATGGTTGACCAGTTGAAGGAAAGCACGCTCGGCAAGGAGGATGATGACGATGAGGAACTGATCCCCGTCGACACCCCGCCGAAGGAGGAGAAGGTCGAGACCCCTCCTGCTCCCGAGCCCGAGGATGACGACCACGAGGATGACGAGGACGACGACAAGCGTCTCGGCACCAGCGAGGAAGACAGCGACGACGAGATCGTCTCTGCCAACCGCAAGCGTCGTCGCGAGCGCAACGAGGCCCGCAAGCGGGCACGTGAACGCACCGAGCGCGAGCTGCGCGAGATGCGGGAGATGAACAACCAGCTGCTGGCGCGGCTCAGTGCGGTCGAGACCAACACTCTCAGCCACAACGAGATGGCGATCGACCAGCAGCTGCAGGTGACCCAGCGCGAGATTGCCCAGACCGAGATCATCATCGCGAAGGCGACTGAAGCTGGGAATGGGGAAGACGTCGTCACGGCGATGCGTCTGCGCGAGGAAGCCATCGCGCGTGCGCAGCAGCTCAACTACGCCAAGCAGCAGGTGGCGCAGGTGCGCCAGCAGCCGCAGCAGATGGCCCCGCAGCCGGGCCAGCCCGCTCCCGAGGTGATCAGCTTCGCCCGGCAGTGGATGGAAGCCAACCCGTGGTACGACCCGACTGGCGCAAGCGAGGAGAGCCGCATCACGACCCAGATCGACGCCCAGATTGTCCGCGAAGGCTACAATCCGGCCACCGTCGAATACTGGCAGGAGCTGACCAAGAGGGTCGGCAAGGCGCTCGGCGACGACGAGGACGACCTCGGCGATACCCGGCGCTCACAGCGCGAGGAGAGCCCCCGTCGCAAGGCTCCCCCTATGGGTGGAGGCAAGGAGAACGTCCCTGTGTCGACCCGTAAAGAAATCTACGTGACACCCGAACGGAAGCAAGCTATGGTTGATGCTGGTATCTGGGATGATCCTGTAAAAAGGAACCGGATGCTCAAGCAGTATCAGGCTTACGACCGTGAAAACCGCCAGTAAGGAGGACATCATGGAAGCCGACGACCGCTTGAAGAAAGAACTTAGTGTTGATCGCCGCCCGCGCGCGGCCACCGATCGGAAGGTAACCGAAGATCGGGGCATGGATGACCGCAGTGTCACCCAAGACCGCGCCATCAGCGATGACGATCGACTGGCGATGTTCCGCCAAGCAATTTTCAACGATGCCTTGCCTGATTTGCCGCCCATCCCCGGATGGCACATGTGCTGGCTCACCACGACAAACTCCAGAGACGCCATCCAGCGTCGGGCCATGCTCGGTTACGAGCCCGTCAAGCCTTCCGAGGTTCCGGGTTTCGAGTACGCCACCCTCACCACCGGTGAGTGGGCTGGGCACATCGCGGTGAACGAGATGCTCGCGTATAAGCTGCCGCAGAACCTCTACGAGCGGTTCATGCAGGAAGCTCACCACGACGCTCCCGCACGTGAAGAGTTCAAACTCGCCGAGGTCGCTGACATGATGCGACGTCAGGCCGAGCGCGACGGCACCCTGCTCGAAGCAGGAGATGGCATGGAGGAGTTGGGCAAAGTCCCCGCACGAGGCGTCTTCGACGACTGAAGTGCGGGTAGTCCGCAACAGTCACGAAGGTAAGCAAACATGAGCGCAACCTCTGCTCCGTTTGGTCTCCGAGCTGCGTATCACCCCAGCGGGGTGGTACGCCCGGAGGCTCTCACGATCGCGTCGGCTTACGCCACTGCGATCTACCAGAACCAGCCGATCAAGATCGGTACCGACGGCACCGTTCAGGCGGCTGCTCCCGGCGACCGCTTCAGCGGCACGTTTCAGGGCGTTGAGTACACGGACGCCGAAGGGCGTCGCCGCGTAACCAACCGCTGGACGGCCTCGACGGTCGGCACCGACATCATCGCGTACATCACGCGTGACCCGGCGATCATCTACGAAATCCAGTCGAACGCTGCCCTCTCGGTCGGCGATATCGGCAAGGAGTATGACTGGACGGCAGCCTCGGGCTCCACCGTCACCGGCCTCTCCTCGCAGATGCTCGACGTGGCTTCGTCGGCCGCCAATGCCGGTCTCCGGCTCCTCAACATCTCGCCGGGCGTGGATAACGCTTGGGGAGACACCTATGTCGTCGCGCAGGTCTCCGCAAGCGAGCACCAGACCGTCGCCGACATTGCTGCCTTCTAAGGAGACCTAGGCAATGGCTACTCCCATGCGTTCAACCGATTTCCGCAGCATCGTGGAGCCGATCCTCAACGAGGAGTTCAACGGCATCTACGACCAGCGTGCGGACGAATGGCAGCAGGTCTTCAAGGAAGAGACGGGTATCGCCCGTTCCTATCAGGAAGAGCCCGTGCTGTACGGCTTCGGCGCTGCTCCGGAACTTCCGGACGGCATGCCGGTCACCTACCAGTCGGGTGGCGTGCTCTTCATCCAGCGCTACGTCTACAAGGTCTACGGCCTTGCATTCGCGCTGACGAAGGTGCTCGTCGAGGACGGCGACCACATCCGCATCGGCCAGACCTATGCGCGCCACCTCGCCCAGTCGCTGATCGAGACCAAGGAAACGCTCTGCGCGAACATCCTCAACCGGGCGTTCAACGGGTCGTACACCGGTGGCGACGGCGTCTCGCTGGTCAACGCGTCGCACCCGATCGCGGGCGGCACGTTCTCCAACGTCCTCTCGACCGCTGCCAACCTCTCGCAGACCTCGCTTGAGCAAATCCTCGTCCAGATCCGCAACGCCGTCGACAACAACGGCAAGCGCATCCGTCTCACGCCGAAGCAGATCGTCACCGGTCCTTCGAACGTGTTTCAGGCCGAGGTTCTCCTCAAGTCGGCGCTGCGTACCGGCACCGCCAACAACGACATCAACCCCATCAAGTCGATGGGGACGCTGCCGGGCGGTCAGGCCAATCTGGCTCGCATCACCTCGACCACCGCATGGTGGGTCCAGACCGATGCTCCGGAAGGCCTGAAGATGGTCAAGCGCCGTGGGCTCGAAAAGTCCATGGAAGGCGACTTCGAGACCGACAACATGCGGTACAAGGCAACCGAGCGCTACGCGGTCGGCTTCACCGATCCGCGCGCCCTCTACGGCACTGCGGGTCTCTGATCCGCAGCACCGTGGCAAGGTAATGAGCCCCGTGTCCGGCCAAGGCCTCTGGCCGGAAGCTGGACGCGGGGTTCTCTACATGAGAAGGACACACCATGGGTAACACTGTCACCCGCTTTCCGAACGGTGTCACGAACGTGGGCGAAGCGTCCCCGCGTGCTGACCTTCGGATGCCCGACCCGACCCTCTACCACACCTACTTCAACGACTTCGACCAGTTCGTCGCAGCCGATTGGACGGTCACCGAGACGCAGGCCGGAGCCACGCAGGCTCTTACCTCCGGCGATGGCGGCTGGCTGGCGCTGGTCAACTCGGCAGCCAACAACGACCTCAACGCGATCCAGCTCAACCCGGCGTCTTTCAGCTTCACGGCTGGCAAGAAGGCGTTCTTCCGGGCCCGGCTCAAGGTCGACAGCGCGTCGCTCGCGGCGTTCGTCGTGGGTCTGCAGGTGGTCGACACCACCCCGCTGGACGTCACCGACGGCGTCTACTTCCTGAAGGCAGCCGGTGCGGCGACGATCGACGCGATCGTTCGCAAGAACGCAACGACTGGCTCGAACAGCGCGTCGGCCATCGCTTCGGTCGCGGACGACACGTTCGTGACCCTCGGGATGTACTATGACGGCGACAGCAAGGTCTACTACTCGGTCAACGAGACCGTGCTGGGCTCGCTGTCGGCGACGTCGGCCTACCTGCCGGACACGATCACGACCGTCAGCGTCGCGGTCGCGAACGGTTCGGCCGTGGCGCGCACGCTGACCCTCGACTACGTGTTCGCCGCTTTCGAGCGGTGATAACGGGAGACTGGCGCGGGAGTTCCCCTCTTTCGACCGCGCCAGTCTCTTAGCTTAGGAGCGCGACATGCGGCCAATCATCGTAACACAGACCGGCGCAGGCAACGGCGCTGCCATGGTGCTCAACATCCATGGGCGGCCCGAGGTGGGGCTGCAGGTCGTCGTCAGCGGCACGGTCAACTACACGGTGCAGCAGACTCTCGACAGCCCGTGGAACATCGAACCGGAAAGCTGGACATGGGTCAACCACCCCGATACCAATCTCGTGGCGGCGACGTCGACCCAGCAGGGCAACTACGCTTACCCGCCGTCGATGACGCGGATCACGCTCAACAGCGGCTCGGGCTCGGTCGTGTTCACGGTGAACCAGCCGGGTATCATCGGCTGATGCGATGAGCGGGGGGCTCAGCAACGGTACGGGGCTGTCGCACAGTCCGGGGCTCAACGAGGACACGCAAGGTCTGTGGGGCGGCCACACCGGGCTTATCAACGGCGACGGTGGGCCGGTTGGCGGCGGGCACCAACGGGAAAGTGCTTACTGCTGATAGTGGCGAACCGGCAGGAGTCAAGTGGTCGCCCTACGGCATTGCATCCCTGGATATCGGCACTGTCGGCACGGGCAGCCCCGCTGCCGCCGATGTGACAGGCAACCCCGAGGATGGCTACGAACTGAACCTGACACTGCCGCCTGTGGGCGCGAACGGGGTGAACACTGCTGCGATTCAAAATGGCGCAGTCACCGCCGAAAAGATCGCAAACCTGGTCCCGTTATCTTTCGGGGTTGCTAAATGGTTGACCTATGGGTTTGAGGCGCTGACGACTGATGCCCAGTACGTGACATTGGGTGTGGACCCTGACGAGGGGTCGGTCATGGTGTACGTCCAAGGACTCGCCAGAGTGCCGGGCGTAGATTTCACCGTCGCTGGCCGCGAAATTGTGATCGCATCAGTGTCCGCTGGGGATACAGTTTTGATCAGGTACGCGGACAGTCTCAGCCAAGACTACACCGCGCCGGTACGCTCGATCCTGTACGCCAGTTTTGCGGGCACGGGAGCTGGGCTGGGGACCGCTGAAACCGGTCACACGTTCACCGCCTCCCCCGTGGACTGCGCCTGGAGCCGCGACTCCGACAAGGCATACCTGTCCACACCCAAACCGCAGTGCATCGCTATCACGGACATCGGGGTGGCCGATTACACCATCACGGCTGAAGTCACGGCCCAAGATGCAGATGGAACGTACGGACTGAGTTTCCGTGCGGTAGATTACACCAACTTCCTTTTGGTGGGCGGTTACAATCTTGCCAAAGTCGTAAATGGAACCGCGACGCCTCTGATACCTATCTCCCCTAATCTGAAATCAGGCGATGCCATCCGTGTCGTCGCATCCGGCAGCAGTATCACGCTGTACATCAAGCGGACCGGGGCAGCGGACTTTGTCCAGGTGGGCTCGACGGTTACAGAGACGTTCAATCAGACCGCTACTAAGGTTGGGCTTCGGGCGCGCACGAATGATACCGGGCGCATCGACTCCCTGCGGGCTGTCATATGAGCACCGGGGTTTTGCTTTCAGGAGCGATAAGCCACGATAGGGCCACCGTGACCGCTGACACCGTCCACATCGTGCCGGCTGGCCTACTCCACCGATCCCGGACTCGGGTCGCCGTCCTACAGCGGCGCTGTGGTGTCAGACAGCGACGGCTATGCCCGTTTCACGGTGACAGGGCTTTCCCCTGACACCCGCTACCACTACGGTATCGAAATAGCCGACATGCTCGACGCGGCCAGAGGCACATTCAAGACGTTTGTGCCGGATGGGACACCGTGCAGTTTCGTCTTTGCCCACGCCACTTGCACCTCGTACTACGACTCAGGGCCGTCTAATCATCGGGTCTACGACTCGATTAGGGTGCGTGCCCCGTTGATGTTCTGGATGGGCGGTGACGAGGGCTACCCCGATATCGCTACGGCCAATCCTTCTG